GTACTTATGGGTCTACATATCCAATGTATTCATTTACAGGTACAACAAATGGCTCACATAGAATATTTGCTGGGACTGCTGATGATATGTATTTTGCTGCTGCTACGAGTAGAGGATTTAGATTCAGACCTAATGGTGGTATTACAGACACCTTAAGCATAGCCTCCACAGGCGCAGCTACCTTTACAATACCTGTTGAATCTCCTGCTTTAGGAACTGTTTGTTTGACTGCAAAAACATCAAATGGAGCAAATGATATATTCAGATGGTTTGATGGAGCTACACAATTAGGAGTATTTAAGAATAATGGTAACGTAGGTATAGGAACAAGTAGTCCAGTAGGAAAGTTAGATGTCGCACTTTTGAATACCAGAAGGTTTATCGTTACTTATGATGATTCAATTATAACAATTAAGGGTGCAAGTGATACGGGTGCAGGTGAAAATCTTAGAATAATAGGGGATAATGTTATATTCAATTCAGGAAGTTCAGGTTCAGGTACCGAACGAATGCGCATCACTTCGGCAGGCAACGTAGGCATCGGCACGACTAGTCCACAAGCTATACTTGATGTATCTCATACAGCAGGAACTACTAACATTATACGTGTATCAAATGGCTCAGGAAATTACAGATGGAGGGTTGACCAAAACTTTTCTATGGTAATGACCAATGCATCTAATGTTGATACTTTTAGTGTTAATACAACAGGCTCAACTACTGGTAGAAATTTTGTAATAAGTAATGGTGGGTCTAGAGGCGGGACTTTTGCTTATGTAGACGTTGCTGGAAGTGGTAGCGATAATTCACTTACTCTTTTTTCAGAAGGTGGCGCAAACCAAGGCAATATTTATTTCTGTCCAAATGGTTCTGCCACTAAAGTAATGACAATAAATACTAGCAGCAACGTGCTAATTGGAACGACTACGGATAATGGGTCAAGATTGCAAGTAACAGGTTCTAACTCTGGTTCTCTTCCACTTGTAAATTTAGTTGCATCAGGTACAGGTACCTTCCAACGTGGAGTTCGTTTATTAAACAGTGGAATGAACGCTGGTGACCATATTATGATGTCAGTTGGTCAGGCAGATGGTGCAAGAAACATGGGCCAGTTTTATTTCCAATATAATGGTTCAGGTTCAACAAGCAATAGACTATCATTAGGATTGCATTCTGTTGATGATGTATTTAATATTTTAGGAACTGGCAACGTGGGCATAGGCACGACTAGTCCTCTTACTAAACTTAATATAGTTGGAGGTACATCATCTTATGTGTCAACAAGCACTTCAGCTTATGGTATAGCAATTCAAGACCCAACATCAATGACTGCAAATGTAGGGGGGTCGATACTATTTCAAGGTTATAAAACAGGAACATCAGCTGTAGGTAATTTTGGATTTATAACAGGCAGAAAAGAAAATGGTACAGCTAATAATGAAGCAGGATTCTTAGGGTTAGGTACATTTGATTCTGCGGGGGGTGGTTACGAACGAATGCGCATCACTTCAGGTGGCAACGTAGGCATCGGAACTGGTGCAACAAGTCCATTATCAATGCTTCACGTTTGTGATATCTCAAGTGGAAATTTTACAGGCACATTTAGGGTGGGTGGTTCTTCAGGATTTGGTATAGTATCGGATTACACACAATCCGCATCTACAACAGGCACAATTTACGTTTCACCTTCTTATTCAAGTGGAACCATATTATTTAAACTTGGCGCAGGTTCAGGTAATACAAATCAATTAGTTTTAACAGGAGCAGGCAACGTGCTTATTGGAACGGCAACGGATGCAGGATATAAACTTGATGTTGCAGGTAGTGCTCAGATAATAAAAACTGGTACATCTTCCGCATTAGAAGTGGGGCTAAGTGGTGTTACAGGCTCATTAATAAGATTTAAATACAATGCTGGATTTGTTGGTTCAATCTCAACTGATGGGTCAACTACTGCTTACAATACTTCTTCTGACTACAGATTGAAAGAGCAGGTAAGACCAATTGATAATCCACTAGAGAAAGTAATGAAATTAAATCCTGTTAACTTTAAGTACAAAAGTTCTAAGACTGTACAGGATGGATTCATAGCTCACGAGATACAGGAGATACTACCATATCTTGTGACAGGAGAAAAGGATGGAGTAGAAATGCAGGAAGTAGATTACTCAAAACTTACTCCTATACTAATTGCAGCAATTAAGGAACAACAAGCACAAATTCAAGAACTAAAAAATAAATTATCATGAAACAAATTGAAAGCGTCCAAATCTGGGACAACGGACAAGTACTAGAGGCGAAGATTCTAAATGCATATTGTATTAATGACAATCTAAGTACCTCAGGAACATTTTACTATCAGCTACTCTCTGAGACTGTAGACTTAGCAGTTGGTCAGCAACTTACTCAAGGGAATCTGACTATGACTGGAGAAGAGTATCAGGCATGGCAGACAAATGATTATGCCTATGACTGGGTAGCAGCACAGCTGAACCTAACCATCACAGGTGACTATGTGCCACCGGCGCCTCCTGCGCCTGAGCCTACTCCTGAGCCTATTGCAGAAGAAGTAGAGATTGCTTAGCTTTACGAAACTTAAATCAAATCAAATGGAAATCAAGAAAAAGTACAAGGACCTCAACGTGCTAGTGGCATCAATCAATGCTGTCATTGGTGGTAAAGAAACAAAAGTTCAGCAGAAGCTTGTAAAAATCTATGAGAAGTTCAAGGCTCACCATGAGTCCTATAACGCTCAGCGTGATGAGTTACGATTGGACAACGCAGCAACTGACGACAAAGGAATCTTATTAGTAGACGAGAAAGGAGAATACAAATTCACTAAGGATGGGATTAAAAACCTGACCAAAAACATTCAAGACTTGAATGAGAAGGAATTTGATTTCAAGCCTATTGAGGTTATCAATACAAAAGGTCTAGAGGGATTCTTATTCCTTCAGGATTGGACTACAGGGATTCCATTTATTGAAGAGCAGGAAGAAGAACTGTAATGGAAATTCGTAAAATATCAATAGGGCCTGACTACAAAGGTGGTGCTATGCACTACCTCGTAGGGCAGAAGGTTCTAGGTGATACATACGAAATAGAGGCTATCCTTCTTAATACTGACTTAGGGTCAATACGTATCTATATTAGAAACGAAAAGAATGAGACTTTAATGTGGAAAGAGTTTAACTCTACCATTCCCGTTTCTATTGAATATAACATCAATATCTAATGAGGTCTCCGTTCTATTTCATAGCAAAACCTGTGAATGGAAAGCGGTACGACAACACCAAAGAGATAGGAGGAATTGATTTTATTGTTAGTACCTCTGAGGAGGACCACAAGTTCTCTAATCGTTTTGCGCAAGTCGTTGAGCTTCCATTGCAATATAAGGGGCCAATAGAAATTGGCGACATACTTCTAGTTCACCACAATGTCTTTAAGTTTTATAATGACATGAAGGGTAGACAGAAAAGCGGAAAGTCATTCTTTAAGGATGATTTATTTTTTATAGAAACTGAGCAGTTTTTCATGTACAAACGTGATGATAAGTGGTACTCCTATGACCGCTACTGCTTTGTTAAACCAATAGCAGCCACAGAAAGCTACATCAAAAAACCTTTTTCAGAAGAGCCCTTGATGGGGATAATGAAGTACCCAAATGAGTACCTCTTAACGCAAGGCATTAAGGAAGGGGACTTGGTTTGCTTTAGTCCTGACAGTGAATACGAGTTTACTGTGGATGAGGAAAAGCTTTATCGAATGTATGACCATCAAATAACAATCAAATTATGAGCGTAATTACATTTGACAACGTATTAAACAATCCAAAAGATTATGTATCAGACATCCACTTACACGGATTCCAAGATGTGGCAGATAAGCAGCACGTATTCAGAAACATACAACCTAGAGATGGTAACGATGACTTTGCCAAATTTGTTACTGAACTATTCCTTGATTATACGCTAGAGCTTAACTTCGTAAGAAAGTCCCCATTGAATCAGCAGGAGCCTAATTTTATTCATAGCGATGAGATGATGGGAGACTTAACGTGCATATTGTATTTGAATGAGCTGTCTCCAAGTGAAGACGGAACAACAATATACGATGAAGAGAACAAGCCCTTAATCAGGGTGTATTCTAAATTTAATCGGATGGTTGCCTTTGAATCAAACTTATTGCATTCTAGAAACATATTCGAGAACTTTGGAGAAGACGAGTCGTCTAGATTAATTCAGGTTGCGTTTTTGAAGTCTAAGCAATGAAAGACATAAAAGACATAAAGCTCAGAATTATTTCTGCAGGGTACAAGGCTGTTGATGAGTTAATCAAAGTTGCTGAGGAGTGCGTTGTAAAAAGTAAGGATGAGGAGGGTGAGCTTGCTGCTGATAGATTAAAGAATGCAGCTGCTACAAAAAAGTTAGCTATATTCGATGCCTTTGAGATTCTAAACAGAATAGAAACAGAAAAGGAGAACTTAGATTCAATTGACAAAGGCATAAGTAGAACAGATACCAAACAAGGGTTTGCAGAGCGAAGGTCAAAACAATAGTCTGTGTAGGGTAGTAAAGGATTACATTCCTCCTGCAGTTATCTCTAATAAGAATAGGGTGATGTCTTGGCTGTACGGGTATAATGAGCAGTACGATGTTATTGTAATATCTAAGAGCGGAAAGATAGGGCAGGTGGTAGAGATATCAGGATTAAAAATAGCTCTTCCTCCTGCTCCTGAAAAGTGTCATCAAAGACACGAATCTAAATCTGAGCAGCACTGGGAGAGAGAGGAATTGCCAAGAGAATTATTTAGAATTCAATCTATCTTCCAATGGAATGAAAAGCCAAAGGAGTTTAAAGACCAATGGGTTGATTACATCGAGCAGGAGTTTGACCGAAGAGAGCAAGGGTTTTGGTATATGAACAATGGGGTAAAGACCTACATCACAGGTTCTCATTATATGTACCTACAGTGGTCCAGCATTGACGTTGGCTATCCTGACTTTAGAGAAGCCAATCGAATCTATTGGATATTTTGGGAAGCCTGTCGTGCTGACCCAAGGTCATTTGGAATGATATATCTAAAGATTAGACGTTCAGGATTTTCATTTATGTCTTCATCTGAATGCGTAAACATAGGCACTCTTGCCCGTGATGCACGTATAGGCATCTTGTCAAAGACAGGTGCTGATGCGAAGAAGATGTTTACAGATAAGGTTGTGCCAATCAATAGCCGTCTTCCGTTCTTCTTTAAGCCTATCATGGATGGCATGGACAAGCCAAAGACTGAGTTGGCATACAGGGTTCCTGCAGCAAAGATTACAAAGAAGAATATGTACGAGACTGACGATACTGATGTCGATGGTCTTGATACATCAATAGATTGGAAGAACACTGAAGACAACTCATATGATGGTGAGAAGCTATTGTTCTTGGCCCATGACGAATCTGCCAAATGGACAAAGCCTGTAAACATCAAAGAGAATTGGCGTGTAACCAAAACTTGTCTACGATTAGGTAGTAAGATTATTGGCAAGTGTATGATGGGTTCAACATCCAATGCACTTTCAAAAGGTGGCCAGAACTATAAAGACATTTACGAAGACTCAAACGTAAAATACAGGAATGCTAACGGTCAAACCAAGAGCGGGCTGTACGCCCTATTTGTTCCCATGGAGTGGAACATGGAAGGCTTCATTGACATCTATGGTCACCCTGTATTTAAGAAGCCCCCAGCCCCTATAAAAGGTGTTGACGGCAATCTAATTAACAATGGTGCAATAGACTATTGGGATGCTGAGGTTGATTCATTGAAGAGTGATGCAGATGCATTGAATGAATTTTATCGTCAGTTTCCACGCACAGAGTCTCACGCATTTAGAGACGAGAGCAAGTCATCCATATTTAATCTGACTAAGATATATCAGCAGATTGATTACAATGACTCGATGATTAAGGAGCACTATATTACTAGAGGGTCCTTCTCATGGAAAGATGGAATTAAAGACACTCAGGTGATTTGGACTCCCGACCAAAGGGGTAGATTTATTATGAGCTGGGCACCACCTAAACATATGCAAAACAATGTTCACGTACGTAATGGAATTAACTACCCCGGCAATGAACATCTTGGGTCATTTGGATGTGATTCATACGATATATCTGCTGTGGTTGGCGGACGTGGTTCTAACGGAGCGTTACATGGAATGACTAAGTTCCACATGGACGATGCTCCTGTAAATGAGTTTTTTCTAGAGTATATTGCAAGACCTCAAACTGCTGAGATATTTTTTGAAGAAGTGTTGATGGCCTGTGTGTTTTATGGTATGCCTATCTTGGTAGAAAACAATAAGCCAAGATTGCTTTATCATTTAAAGAACAGGGGTTACAGAGGTTTTTCAATTAACAGACCGGACAAACAATTTGCTAAACTGACAAAGACTGAACGAGAGTTAGGCGGAATACCCAACTCGTCTGAAGATGTCAAGCAATCACACGCATCGGCAATCGAGTCTTACATTGAGAAATTTGTAGGTCTAGATTTAGAAGGGAAATACAGAGAAGCTGATTTGATGGGCACGATGCCTTTTACAAGAACGCTTGAAGACTGGGCTAAGTTTGACATAAATGATAGAACTAAATTTGATGCTTGTATTAGCTCAGGACTGGCCATCATGGCCAATCAAAAACACCTCTACATTCCTGAAAAAAAAGAATCGAAATTAATTATTAACTTCGCTAAATATAAGAACGAAGGGGTAATAAGTCAATTGGACAAATGAAGAATATAACAATCCAAATTAATTCAGTGTCTTTTCCTAGTCAAATAGCTACGGATGCTGAGAAGGCATCTGATACCTTTGGTTTACAAATAGGTCAAGCTATACAATATGAGTGGTTTCGTAAGGACGGGAACTCATGTAGGTACTATGGACAATGGCAAGATTTTCGCAGATTAAGATTATACGCAAGAGGTGAACAGCCGATTGGTAAATATAAAAATGAGTTAGCAATTGATGGAGACTTGTCTTATCTAAATTTAGATTGGACTCCTGTTCCTATTATACCAAAATTTATTGATGTAGTTGTCAATGGTATGTCTGACCGTTTATTCAAGGTTAAGGCATACGCTCAAGACGCTATGTCTCAAGCAAAGAGGACTAAGTATCAAGACTTGATTGAAGGTCAAATGATAGCAAAGCCTGTGCTTCAAATTATTCAAGATGAAACAGGTGTGAATCCTTTTATGATGGAACCTGACCAACTGCCTCAAACAGATGATGAGCTGTCACTATATATGCAGCTTAACTATAAGCCTGCTATTGAGATTGCTGAGGAAGAAGCCATCAACACAATCTTTGATGAGAATCATTACGATGACATCAGAAAAAGAATAGACTATGATTTAACTGTAATTGGAATTGGTATAGCTAAGCATGAGTTTCTTCAAGGAGCAGGAGTTAAGATTTCTTATGTAGACCCAGCTAATGTGGTCTACAGTTATACTGAAGACCCATTCTTTAAGGATTGTTTTTATTGGGGAGAAATAAAGACTCTTCCTATTGGTGAGCTAATGAAGATTGACCAATCGCTCACCAACGAAGACTTACAGCAAATAACGCAGTACAGTCAGTCTTGGTATGACTACTATAATGTGGCACAGTTCTATGAAAACAGTATGTTTTATAGGGACACCTGCACGTTGTTGTATTTTAATTACAAGACTACTAAAAAGATTGTCTATAAGAAAAAGAATTTTGAAGGTGGCGGCTCTAGAGTAATTGAGAAAGATGACACCTTTAATCCTCCTGCAGAAATGATGGAGGAAGGTACCTTTGAGAAGATTGAGAAGACCATTGATGTATGGTACGAAGGTATCATGGTAATGGGTACTAATATGTTGTTGCAATGGAGGATGTCTGAGAACATGGTTCGTCCTACCTCAGCATCGCAACACGCATTACCAAACTATGTGGCCTGCGCTCCTCGTATGTATAAGGGGTCTATTGAGTCATTGTGTAGAAGGATGATTCCTTTTGCTGATTTGATTCAAGTTACTCACTTAAAGTTACAGCAAGTAATTGCGCGTACAGTTCCTGATGGTGTATTTATTGATGCCGATGGATTAAATGAAATTGACTTGGGAACAGGCAACGCCTATAATCCTGAGGATGCCTTACGACTATACTTCCAAACTGGTAGTGTTATTGGACGTAGCTATACACAGGATGGTGAATTTAATAATGCTAGAGTTCCTATTCAGCAGCTTACATCCAACTCAGGCTCTGCTAAAACGCAGATGTTGATTACCAACATGAACCATTACATTGATATGATTAGGTCTGTAACAGGACTTAATGAGGCAAGAGATGGTTCGATGCCTGACCCGAACTCTTTGGTTGGTCTACAGAAGTTGGCCGCACTCAACTCAAACACAGCGACAAGACACATCCTTGATGGGTCTATCTATATGTTTAGGTCAATGTCAGAAGCATTGACATACAGAGTAGCTGACATACTAGAGTACTCTGACTTTGCTGATGAGTTTGCTAATCAAATAGGAAAGTATAACGTATCAATCCTTAATGAGATTAAGGACTTGTATATTTATGACTTTGGCATATTCATTGAGATTTCTCCTGATGAAGAGCAGAAGGCTCAGCTTGAGGCTAATATTCAAATGGCTTTATCTAAAGGAGATATTAACCTTGAGGATGCAATTGATATTCGTGAGATTCGTAATTTGAAACTTGCCAATCAATTGCTAAAGCTAAAGAGAACTAAGACTCAGGAGCGTGTTGAAAAGATGGCTATGCAACAACAAGCCATGATTGCTCAACAGCAAATGCAGTCTCAGAAGCTGGCAGCAGAAGTAGCTATGCAGAAAATACAAATGGAGACTCAAGCTAAAATGCAAATAAAGCAAGCTGAAGTTGCGTTTGATATTGAGAAGAGTAAAAATGAGGCTGTGCTAAAATCTCAGTTAATGAGAGAAGAGTTTAACTATAACCTTCAGATAAGAGGCATGGAGATTCAGGACTTCAATCAGCGAGATAAAATGAAAGAGGATGCCAAGGGCAAAAGGATTAGTCAGCAGAACACAGAGCAATCAAAATTAATTAATCAAAGGAAAAATAATCTTCCTCCATTAAATTTTGAATCAAACGAAGACAGTTTGGATG